ATATTTAAAAAATGGAGAAAATATCCTATGCCATTAGATTTTACCTATACTAAATTGCGTAGAGATATTTATCGAATCAATGATATCACTGGTATTCAGTTTACATGTCATGATTTAAGAAGATTACACAGTCAAATAGTTGAGCGCCAAACTGGAGATATGCGGAAAGTGGCTACATCCATTGGAGATAAATCTATTGATGTGGTAAGAAAACACTATGCTGGCGTCTCGATTACAACACAGAGGACAATAGCAAATGACTTTAGAGATGGACTAGATAATATTATGAATTGTAATATTTTGTAATTTAAAATTCTTCTTCAATCCGCATTGAAACATTAAACACATCATGTGCAACTTGCGTCATATCAAGACTACTCTGACCGAATCTTGCAAAGATGTGTTCAGATTCTGCGTTATCCCCTTCAGAATCTTTATCTATTGAAAATATAAATGGAATATGTGGTCCATTAGCGCGATTCCATATATCTTGCACCACTGAATCATTAGCGACATCATGTACGTCATATTCTGTAGGCATTATATCAGATGAATTGAGGTATGAAAAATTCAAATCATAAGCTATCCTTCCACCCATCGTAGACTGTCCAGTGACTGCGGTAGAAAATGGACTTTTAGTCGTACTAGTAGATTGTCTGCCGAAAGAAGTCATATTGCTATATCTTTGCCCCCCTACTGACTCTTGCATAGAGACTTTATCGAAAATGATAGATCTCTTTACTGATAAATCAGGTGCATGAGGCATGGATTCGTAGTACTCACCAATCAAAATACACCCCACAAACAAATCTGTTGAGCCAAATGTATTAGATGAATTGCCTTCAAATTGTATCCCCCAATATCGTAAATCACTTTCATCAAATCTAACAATGGTAGAGCCATCTGTTGCTGGTGTAATGATACTAGACGATATTGCATCAGCGTTCACTACTTCCACTGGATTACCCATTGCAGTTGCACTCGCCATATCTACAGCTTGAATATGCGCCTCTGTATCACTTCCTTTGATTAATACTTTAGCATCAGCACTAGCCATATTATGATTCAATATTGCTACAAATGATTTCTTACTATTTGTCTGTGTATCTATATTTATCATCACATGGGCATCAGTATCAGAAGATGTGTCCCAAGTACACTTATTTAATGGCTTCATATCAAATAATTCTGCCTCACTACCTGAAGTGAATGTACCCATTTTATAAGCACCAGCATCTGTCGCTAGTACATCAAAATTGCCATTTTGTGAAATTCCCCTACTCATGAGAAAGTTGATTATATCCACATAAAATCGTGGAGTTCTAATATTCATATTTGCCATTATCCGACCTCCCTTGCTTGAATTTTAACTGTGCCTACACCTCTCTGTAAATCTGTAATCATATAATAATCATTCCAATTCCCTCCGAAAGGATCTACTGGCATATCAGTGAACTGAATAATATCTCCAGTCTCTAGATTGTAAGATTTTGCTGGATTAACTGCCTCGAAGTTCACAATCCTTTTTATATCTCCAAAAATATTATCGTAATAAGAATAAAAATCTAAATTTGGGTCAGTTTGTCCAGTGGTGTTTGGAGTGCCAATATTCATATCTAATTTCACATCATTAATATTCTCTTTATCTTGAATGTTCCAATTTGCCCTTGCTGTAGTATTAGTAGATGTGACTGAATTTAAATATTTGTCATCTGCTGGGTGTTTAGTGTAATTAATCACCATCTTTGTTTGTAGTTCACTAAAAGGAGAGTTGCTTATATTTAAATTTTTAATGTCATGCTTGTTCAATGTCTGAACTGCTGATAATTCACTTGTTTGCTTGATGTAGATATAACTGCCACTGCCATCATTTCTAAATTTGAAAATAAATCCAAATTCGTATTGTATTTTTTCTAAGACTTTTTTGATGTCGATATTTCTTGTTTCCCAAAATCTCATCTTAAATGTATCTATATGTCTGTCGTCATGTAAATCACTCCAATTCTCAGGCTCAACAGCAGTGTATCCAGTGTATTTTATTAACATATCTCGATGAGCCTCATGTCCATGCTCAATCGCACCATTACTACCAGTCCATGACTCTGTGTTTCCATCAGCACCTATATATACAAAGTCTGTTTTATCATCTTCTGTTTTATATTCCGCTGCTATAAAAACAGAATATATATATGCAGTTGCTGTAATATTATCATTAATAGAGTTATATCTCACTCTCAAAGTGAATAAACTTGGAAAATTAGTTATTGTGACAGAATCTGTAGTTTTTGCTCTTGAGCTTCCAAGGGCTGGTGTATGGGCAAATAAACTCTGAGATGTACTCCCATCAGCTAAAATGCTCATATTTAAAATACCATTAGTTCCACCGCTCACACTTGCTAACTCAGAAGTGACATATATTTTTGCCTGAACAATCTCTCCTTGAGGTACTTTAGCATCTGTGAATTGAAAGTCAACAAATTCACTTCCACCAAAAGCAACACTATTAGCACCAATTGTCGCTTTACTTGTGAGCCAATCTGCATCCGCATCAATCATATTTGCTATATCTGACGTACTAATTGAATCAGCGTTAGCACTAATTGCCACTGTTGCTGGGCGTATTTTAACGGCTCTTTTTAAGTCAATTTCGGACTTTGTACAAAACTGCCCATCATTTGAGACACTTGTTGTTATGGCGGCATTACTGCCACTATTAATAGGCAAAAACTTTTGAAGTCCAGAATCCCAATACTCTGCCCTCGAATCTGACTTTGCTGATTTATCTGCTACAAAAAATCTAAAATTATCAGTTGCGTTATTCAAAGGACATGGGCGCAATGCTGTGTTAGTCAACTCAGTTTCAAATACCATATCATCTAAGTCATTTGAAGTCGCATCAGTATCATAATATGAATTCGCACTACTACTATATGCACCATACGCCACTGGAACTGGTATGCGTGCTATTGTAGTCAGATCTGCTGGTAATGGAATACTAATAAAATCCCAAGGACGTTGTTCTGTTAAAGTTAATTTTATCATAGATTCATCGTGAGATATATCTATTAATCTTCCATTATACACTTGAAAGCAATTTGACAATGAAGAGTTAACATTAAGCTGACTATAGATTTTAACATTTCTATTAATATATTTTTTACTACCAAGAAATAATTCTGCACTAAAATCATCGCCTTTATAATTATAGTTCACGACACTTAATGATACATTGCCAGTTTTCGCTGTTGACTTGGCTAAATCTAAAGAAGAACGTATAATCGGCTTTTGTGTGATAACTCCGGGATAGAATACATCATCTACTGTAGTATCTGACAATGCGAGAGGTAGATAATCTTCATAGATTGCCCCAGTTATACTTCCAGTCGATGAATATCCAGTTGTATCTTGAATAACATTGTTACCTTGATTGCACTCCCAGTATCCTTTCAAATTACTAGATTGATTATAATTACCACTATCATAGGCTAAAGACATGATGTTTCCACTATTATATATAGCTGTAATATTATCTGAGTTTAATTCTGTTCCCCATAATGCAAAATTCTTTAACTTAAATCGTCCATAAGTAGTATGTCTTCTTCCAATGTATGCATTCCCTGAAGTATAAACTGGAGTTTCGATTCCAGAACTCCCACTATTTGCAACTGTCGCAGATGAATTGTTAATATAAATAAGATTTCCACCTGAACGTGTTGCAGTAGTGAAATCTGTGACAATCACAATAAAATACCAAGTGTTTGCACTCAATGCAGTATCTGCATACATTGTTTCTCTATCACCCGAAGAAGTCCCAGTATTCTCCCCCATAAGCCATGAGATTTTATCTGCGCTATCTTTATATACACTAACACCAGCATAGTTTGCGCTAGAATTATTAGAAAATATAAATTCAGTGCTGCCAAGGACTGGAAAATTTACCCAAAATGCAATAGACATTTTAGTAGTTGATGTAAGAGCCATCGCGCTGCCACTTGTTGTTGCGCCTAAATCTACATGATCGTCAGTACCATCAAATGTTAAATATGTGTCAGGATGATATAACTGTGTGACAAAGTTCTCTGCTATATTCCCTTGTTTTGTGGCATTGCTATACGCTGTAGGTAAGGTAAAACTCATTATGCAAGATTAAGCCTTTGTGCTTTTTGAATAGCTGGGATAATATGATCTACGACTGTTTCATCTACCAATGGAGCAGATATATTAATTGTAATGCCACTACCTTGTGGTCCATTAATATTCGGACCTTGAAGAGGAGTCACGCTGACTCTCTCCGCTTTATTTCCCTCACCAGCGACAAATAAAGTAGGCTGACTCACTACCCCATCATATCCAGTTTCAGCGAATTCTACATTTCTAACCGCAGTTTTTAGTCCTTCTAAGGCAATTAACGCTCCTATTGCTTTAGCGATTCCAAGAGGTCCTGAAAATGTAAATGTTAATGTTTCACTTAACAACTTTGATGCTAGAACTGCTTGCTGTATTAATCCAAGAAATGATATAATTACTCCTCTTAAATGTTCTCCAGCAGTCTGTCCGGGAACAAATGCACTTTCTATAGCCTCTCCTAATAAATTAGCGAAACGAATTGTTTGTTGAAAGGGATCTGCAAGTGAACTTGTATTCTTTTCGACTTTTTGAAACATTTCATCATATAATTGAGCAAGGGGAACGCCTTCTGCCATGCGTAAATTCACATTTTGAATAGCCAATTCTTCAGCAATGAATTTATTCATTAACGAGTCTATAGTAGACTCTAAATGTTCTATCATTCTTGTTGCATTTGTTACTTCCAAATTCACAAACTGTAAAGATTCACCACTTTGCATAGTTATTTGATTTGCTTCTTCTAATTTTTTTCTCCATTTATCTAACTTACCCTCATTAAATTCAATTGCCCTAGTCAATTCATCAAATGCAGTTGCGTTTTCAACAGTACTTTTTACATTCCTCTCTAAAAATTCTGCTGTAAATTTAATGCTATCAGTCATATCTTTCATTACTGGTAACATATGTTCACCAATAGCAGCAGATAATCTTGTGATAGCGTCCATCATATTAGAAGTAGCACCAACAAATGTTTCACTCATTCTATCTGTGCTACCAGCGATTCCAGTTGTAGGATCTTGTATTGTTCTGATTAATGCGTCTCGAAACTGTGGTAATGTAGTTTTTGATAAATCATCCAATCCTTGAGATGTTTTAATAAGATTTAATATTCCTCTTTCTCTCAATATATCAGCAGCACCAGCACCACCAGCAAAGGCTCTACCCAATGCATTGGCTGCCTCTGTAGCAGTTGTTCCCATGAAGGCAGCAAGGTCTGTTACTGGCTTTATCATTTCTTGTGCATTGACTCCAAATGCTTGTAACTGCGCACCTGCGTCAACTACATCTTGTAATTGAAATGGTGTACTAGCAGCTACTTCATTGAATGCATTAAATGCTTTTTCAGCACCCTCGACACTACCAGTTAATCCAACAAGTCTTGCCTTTACTGCTTCAAATCCAGCGGCAGCATCTACGAATTTTTTAATACCTATTATAACTGCGCCAAAAGAAAAGCTTAGTAATAACATATCATTACGCATTTTACCGATAGCGCGTGTAAGACCTTGAGTTCTACCGCGCAAATCTTTATTTGCTTTAGTATATTCCTTTGTCTTGTGCGTAACTTTATCTAACTGACGCTCAGTATTTTTAAATCCTTTACTTCTAACTTCTATTATAAATTTATTTGACATTTTCTTGTTTTCTGTTTTGACATGCTTTGACTTCTTCATCTATTGCAGAAAAGACGACCATTTTGTGATAGTCTAAGTCATCAGTACTTTTAGCGATAGGAATATTAAATTGCTTACTCATATTATATTCTTGGAGTGAGAAATTAATTTCAGGATCAAAGAAATAATTCATATTTGCACACATAGAAAGATTATACCACAGTGCTTGTCCGATTGTATAGCTATTGCGTTCATTTTCCTTTAAGATTCTATCGACTTCTTTCCATAATTCATCTTCAGTGAATGAAATCTTTTTATACAGAGTGGGAGATTGTGCAGTATAGGGAAAAGTATCAGGGAATGCAGATTCTTCATTGCCGAAAAAACTATACCACACCATCAGGCGTGTGATTAAGACTTTTTTTTAGAAGGCTCTTTGTACGCTGAATATACAGCAGCTAATACTTCGTCACACTGATTATCAGTTAATTCGACTAAAGCCTCTTCAGGACTATCCCATGCAAAATCCATTACCCATTCTAAAACATCGTAATATTTTTCCATATCCATTTCGCCATCTTTTTTTATGGCTTTTATTTCTAATCTATGAAGATGTCTTCTATCTTTAAATGTGATGTCTTTTACAGTGAAGTCACCATGTGCAGTTTTAACTACCATTTATTATAACCACGCTCTATTTAAACTATTATCCATTTCTATCTTTAGGGCATCATTCGTTCCATCATCAACAGCCTCAAAAGGTATAGTTAAAAACATTCCAGCATCTCCGCCAAAATTCTTAGTATGTCCTGTAAATGATGCATTGATAGTAAATTGTAAAAATCCCTCTGAACTTGCAGATCCATAATTTAGAACTATTAGAGTATCTGTTCCAGCAAGAAATGTATCTAACATATCTTTTGTAACACTATCATACTTGACATTAATCTCACCTGTGATAGCATACTCAGGGACACCAATGGCATAACTTTGAGCATCTCCTGATCCATTAGACCCTACTCGCTGGGCGTTGTTTGCAATCGTTAAAGACCATGAGTTTACTACGACAGCCGTACCTCCGATAGTTTTAGTCTGTAATAAAGAATGATTAAAATAGTGAGTATCAGGAACTATATCTGCTGCTGGAGCAAGATTATTATCATGGCTATAATCAAACCCACTGAAGAATGTACCTGATGC